TAATTTTTATTTACGTATAAAAAATCATCAAACTGATGATTGGCAAATCTTCAAAAAATATTATTATGAAAAAAATTATCCCTTTCCTCAAGAATCTACCACCTGTCCTTTTTAAGGTGTCTGTTGGTGGTTTCATTCTAATCTCTGTTGCTTTGTACTTCCAAAGCTGTGTGACCTCTTTCGATGCTGAAAAGTTTCACTATCATGGTGTAGCTGGTAAGTGTCGTTCTTCTCATGTAGTATCTGATACAATTCATTAATATGTCCGTACTTGGTAATATAAACAGTTGTCTTAGTCCTAAGCGTATATATAATAAATATACTGATGAAACCTTGTACGTTCCCTGTAGAAAATGTTTCCGCTGTCGTGATACTTATTCTTCTACGTGGTCCAGGCGTATTGAGAACGAATGTATACAACATCGTTACTCTTTGTTTGTTACACTGACATATGATAATGACCATATACCCCTTTTTCAACCTCTCATAATGAAAGACGGTACGCATCAAGTTTGGTACTCTAACAGAACTTCGGAATCAGGTAAATTTTTATCTGATTCTGTGTGCCGTTCTTTACCTCCTCAGAAAATGGAAGATGAAGTTTGCTTTGCCTACCCTTGCAAAAAAGATGTTCAGGATTGGTTTAAACGTCTTCGCTCCGCTATTGATTATCAATTAAATAAAAACAAAACCGATGAATTTAGACTTAGATATTTTATTGCTGCAGAGTATGGACCTCGCACGTTCCGTCCGCATTATCATGCCATATTATGGTATGACTCGGAAGAGTTACAACGACACATTGGTCGGCTTATATGTGAAACATGGCAGAACGGCAATACGAACTTCTCACTCGTCAACAACTCCGCTGCACAGTACGTTGCGAAATATGTTAACGGCGATACTCGTTTACCTTCGTTTCTACGAACTGAATTTACCTCTACATTTCACCTGGCAAGCAAACACCCTTATATCGGGTATTGTTCGGCTGATGAAGAAGCGTTACGAGAAAATGTCCTTAACGGAACTTATGGACAAAATATCCTCAACAAAGATAAAGGAGTGCTTGAATTTGTACCAACTGCCCGTAATCTTGAAAATCGGCTCCTGCCAAAGTGTCGAGGATACCGCACGTTATCTCATTCTGAAAGAATACGAGTATATGCAACTGCGTATGATTATGAGCAAAGAGGTATAGACTATAATGGTTTGTTACCATTTGAGTTTAAAGCAGGTTGCTACCCTACTACTGATATTCATGCTACATTAGTATGTTTGGACTGGTGTAAACGTTACCACATGACACCTGAGATATTTGTATCATTGTTAGAAGATTACTATTATCGTAAGGATATGTATTTACTTCGTACACAATACGAGTATCAAGAGGCGTATATCAATCAACTTGACATGCCTTTGCATCACCTTGTAGATTTTGATTTACAATTGTTCTCATATCTTCCTCGTACTCGTGGATTGTTTAATGATTCACCGTGGAAAGATGTAATGTTAACTTATGGTATACATGATTTTATGCTTTATAACCCAGATGGATTTATGAACTTTGATTTGATTCAGTTAATGGGTCAGAAACATTCACAATTCTATAAGGATAATATTGCACGCTATACAAAGATTCATAATGATTCTTTGAAAAACAAAGAACTTAACGAGTTATTAAACTCACAATTATTCAATTAAATTTTTAATTATGTCATTATTCAAAATTCCGTCCCCTAAACCAAAGCTTGCACGTAACGGCTTTGATTTAAGTTCACGCAGAATCTTCTCTGCAAAAGCTGGTCAACTCCTCCCCGTTGGTTGTTGGGAGTGCAACCCCTCTGAACATTTTCAAATATCTGTTCAGGACATTGTCCGTACAACTAACCTCAATACGGCTGCATTCGCTCGTATGAAAGAGTATTACCATTTTTTCTTTGTGTCTTATAAGTCGTTGTGGCAGTGGTTCGACCAATTTATCGTCGGTACAAGTAACCCTAATTCTGCTTTGAATGGTATCAAAAAGAATCTTACTGTAGATTATAACTACGTATGTAGTTCTACACCTATGTTCGACCTGAACACTTTTGTAACTCACTTGAAAAGTGATGCTATGAAAAATACGTTTGATTCTCAGGCATTCCCCTTCAAAGATGGTGCTTTTAAGTTGTTGAATCTCTTAAACTATGGTGTTACTGAGAAAGGTAAATTCTATGACTATAAGTCTTATTTCTCTAATAGTAACAACTTAGGTTCTACGTTCCTAACAGATGCTGCACATAAAGGTAATGTTATGGTATCGCCTTTCCGCTTGTTAGCTTATCAGAAGATTTTTAACGACTTCTATCGTAATCAGGATTGGACACCTGCAGATGTTCGTTCGTTCAATATTGACGACTATGCAGATGATTCTAATTCTATCATTGATAAGTCTGTTGTTCAATCATTTTGTCAGATGCGTTATCGTCCTTATCCTAAAGATTGGCTTACGTCTATGAAACCTACACCAAACTATGATAAGGGTATTTTTAATCTGCCTGATTATGTTAATGGTACTTCTAACTTCAAACCAGAGCGTAACCCTGGTTCTGTTGGTGTCTCTACTAAAAGTACTTCAAACCTTACTTTTTCTGTAAATGACTTGCGTGCTGCGTTTGCACTTGATAAGATGTTAGAGGCAACAAGGCGTGCAAATGGTCTTGACTATAGTTCACAGATTGAGGCACATTTCGGTTTCAAAGTTCCTGAAAGTCGTGCGAGTGATGCTCGTTTCCTTGGTGGCTTTGACAATTCTATCCCTATTAGTGAAGTTGTTGCTACTGCTGATACTAATAACTCTAACGGTAAACAACTTGGTGATCTTGCCGGTAAAGGACTTGGTAGTCTTAACTCTGGTAAGATTTCATTCGATGTAAAGGAACATGGTATTATCATGTGTATTTATTCAGCTGCTCCACAGGTTGAATATAATGCGTCTTATCTTGACCCATTCAATAAGAAGTTTAAGCGTGAAGATTTCTATCAGCCTGAATTTGCAGACCTTGGTTATCAGCCTGTTTTGTCTTCTGATTTGTTGCTGACAGCTGTCGACCCTACCAAGACACCTACGGTATTAGACCATAAAGGTGCTAATATTGCTCCAACTGCTGCAAATGAACTTAATAACCTGTTATTAGGTTGGCAAACTCGTTATAACGAGTATAAGACTGCACGTGATGTTGTGTTTGGTGATTTCGAAACTTCGGGTTCTTTGCGTTATTGGACCACTCCACGCTTTGACCTACGTTTTGACCGCTATGTTAGTAAGAAGTCTGATATCCCTGCAGGTGGTTACGCAAGTGGTTTGAGTTCTGCTCAATTCTACGTTAATCCGAATATCGTTAATCCTATATTCCTTGTTACTGCTGTAGCTGGTGACCATTTCTATATAAATTCATTCTTTGATGTTAAGGCTGTACGTCCTATGTCTGTTCATGGTCTTGCCTCACTTTAAAACTTTATGTTATGAGTTATAACGATAGATATTTAAACTTAATGCCTGCTGATTGTTATAATATCGGAGAGATACCAGATGTTGTTTGTGGCGTATCGACACAATCCGTTATCTCTGACGACAGGCACGTTTATGAAACACTTTGCCCTATTAACCCTTTAACAGGTCATCGTGATTCTATGCTTTCGCGTTTGTTTAGTAATGATGTTTCAGATACTGAAAAGCAGCTTATTATGTCTCAGCTTGCAAAGCTTAAGGGTGTTTCTTCTCCTGCTGACTTATCAGATGAGGATATTTTGTCGCTCCTCCCCTCTCGTTATATGTCTGACCCAGTAGAAATGGAAAGGTATCGTGAATTTGTTGACCAACTCCGTGATATCGATTCAGACCCTGAACCTGTAGACCCTGCGCCTGTAGACCCTGCGCCTGTAGACCCTGCGCCTGCTGAGTAGTTTTTTATTAGTCCCTGCAATAATGTAGGGACTTTTACGTTTAATCATTAAAAATTTATTATTATGCCTTTAGACCCTTTAATTGGTTCTGCTCTAATAAGTGGTGCGTCCTCTTTATTAGGTGGTATGTTTGGTTCTTCGTCTCAGTCAAGTGCTAATCGTACTAATTTACAAATTGCTCGTGAAACTAATCAGATGCAGTATCAGATGTTTCAAGAACAAAATGCGTTCAATGAACGTATGTATAATCAGATGCAACAGTATAATACCCCTGCTGCTCAGATGCAACGTTATAATGATGCAGGTATTAACCCTTACATTGCAGCTGGTAATGTTCAATCAGGTAATGCACAATCTGCGTTACAATCTGCACAGCCTTTACCACTTCATACTGCCCAGGTAATGCCTGTTGATGCTTTCAAAGATTCATTCAGCCAAATTGGTAATGTTATCAGTCAGTATGCTCAAAATGAGTTAGCACTTTCACAGGCTCAAAAGAATCGTGCAGAGGCAGGTTGGGTTGACCGCCTTAACGGTGCGCAATTAAACAAAATGAGTGCAGAAACTAATAACCTGTATCAACAAGGTTCTTTACTTGGCTTAGATTATAAGTTGAAAAGTGATACTTTAGGTAACTACATAAAGTTATCTGATTTATCTGTCTTGAATGCTGAAAAGACAAATGAGCAATTAGACGTCATAACGCAATCTGCTCGCCTTGAGAATGCTCTCAAGAACATTGATTTAGGTATCCAATCAAAGTACGGTGAACGTATGTTTGTTGCAACTCTTTCTAAAACTCTCGCTGAATCATTTGCTACAAATGCAAGTGTTAGGCAACGTGATGCACAAATTGCTATCGATAAACAGAATGCTAATACAAACGCTAAGAATGCGCAAACTAATGCTGCTGTTGGTGGTGCTCAAATTAACAATCTGATTCAACAAGCTATTAAAACAGCTGAGGAGACAACAGGTATAAAGATTGATAATGATACTTCTGCTAAGATTCAAAAGTATGTTATCGATACTTACCATAGTGGTGCAAAAGATTCTCAGAATCGTGCTGTCTCTTCTTCAAGTGCTGCTCGTATGTCTAAAATGGATGCTGACCAATATCCTATTGATAAGACTATTGACCGTGTTGATAAAGTTGCTAACGCTTTTAACTCTGCTACTGGTGCATACAGTAATGTACGACGTGGCAAGTCTTACGGTAAGCCAAAGCGTACTTTTGTTGACCATTATCACGAACATCAATATAAATTTAGATAATATGTTACGTAAACTTTTAATTTTTATCGCTGCTTTAATTAGTATAATGTTACTTATTAAGTTGGTACTTATGATTTATTCGGTTTACTTGTGTTTTCAAGTTTAATTCAATTAGGCATTCTTCGGAGTGCCTTTTTTATTGTTCAAAATTAATCAGTTTACGATATATCCCACCTTATCCCACGACTGCCCCGCTGCCCGACGTGAGGAGAGGCAGAAACAACCACACACCCCGTTAGGCGCGGAGGAGCATGCCGACGACCCCATAAATACCAGCGTCGCAGACAGTGTTTAATAATGAAATTCTAACAGTTTTCACGAAGTGTCACGGCTTTAACCAATCTGCCGTGATGTCCTCCACTTGACCAATACCACAAAAACTGACAGAAAATCAAAATTACCCTCTCAAAGTGTTAAAGTTATGTTAAATTCTTATTAATCTTATTCCTCATTAATAAACTCTAGGACCAAAAATAGCTGTACCGACACGCACCATTGTTGAATGGCATTCAACGGCTATTGGGTAATCATGGCTCA